CGCATGTTTTCTTCGAAGTTAGGCCCGAGTTGTCCAGTCAAGGTTTTTTGCAATGTTTGCAGTTCAACAAATCGCCTGTGCAACTCAGGATCGAACGCAATCTGTTCAAGCGTTGCCCCTAATGCTTCTGTAGCGATCTTCAATGAACGTGCATGTTGCACATCCATGAACATCGTCTGACCCCATAACCTGAAATCCTGATCACGCATTGCAACCTTGTCGGCAGTGGCAATAGCAGCAATACCAACACCGACAAGTGCCCCGGCAACGGCAACCCCAGTCGAAGCAAGCGCACCCATTTCCGGGATAATCGTTGTCTCGATCAGGCGTGTTGCATCCTTCAGCGCATTGTTAAATTGAGTCAGTTGTGTTTGGTTGACCTGAAAGCCCAAACTAACGAGGTAGCTTTTGAGTGCCTTGATATCAGCCATGGTGCTTTCTCAACCATTCATCTACCACAGTCTTATTGGCGTTTTGAACATCCAATATCTCGTGTGCAACCAACAAATCGTGAAAGCTGTAAGTGCCGTTCGTAGCTTCCTTTTGTTTCCACATCCCTTCCACAACCGGACGATAGAGGAATGCATCAATATTCGGAAAATCAATTAACTCGATGCTTGCGCCGTTAGTATGTTGTTCAATCCTCCGGTTAAGAAAAAAGGGGAAAGATTAAAAAACAGTGAGTGTGATGTCAGCACCACTACGGTTGAAATGTCCGTCTTCAATTCCGGAATCGCAAACGTTCCGTTAGCCATCAGTACCGATAACACAACTTCTTCTTCTCCCACCGCTGTATACTGTCCTACAACTCTCAATGCTTCCTGTTGAACCTGTTCGAATAGATTGCGGTCCAGTGTCATCAGCATTCCTTGAATCAATGCTTGTGCAGCTTGTTCCTTCTGTGTTCTGTCCTGTTCAGTCTGTGGTTCCGGTGTGCTATCTTCCAGTGAATTTTGCGCCATTATCTTGCGCAAAGAATCAATTAATTTAAACAACAACCATGATCCAACCGCTGCATTCATTCGCCGCAACTGATATCGGTTGTTATTGACAATGACATCCTTGGTTTCACCTTCCATTGCTCCCTCACATTAGAGACTGTTCAAATTCGCGCAAAGCAGCGTCCATGTAATCATGGTTGGATTTGCCGCATAAGCTTTATCCGGAATCTTGGTGGGAAACACTCCTAACGCTTCGTGTGATGTTCCATCCAAGACATTGCGCAAAAGCATCGAAGTACTCGCCCACTGCGAGATGTCGCCCTGATTGCAAAGCGTATCGTGCAGGTTAATCCAGAACAACAGGTACTTATGCAGGATGCTGGTTTGCTGACATTCAATCGTGATGCGTCCAGCTTTACCAGCAACGTAAGCTGGCAGCACAGTACCATCGGCTGATGTCTCCAGCACACCGTGTTCTGTGATGTATTCAACAGTGATCTTTCCGGCACCAATGTAACCGCTGAATTTGAATGCACCTGCAAGCGGAGAAGCAATTGCACCTGATAAATCCTTGAAGCTGTAGGTTGTCGAAACACCCTTGAAGATGTTTCCGAAAGCACTCAATGCATTCACAATTGAAGTGGACATAATTTACTCTCCTACTGCTGAACGTAAACAGCAATCAGAACTGATTGAACAGCTTCACTCAGAATCACGGCACAGTAAATTGGCGCGGCCTGTCGATTCGCGGGTTTTGCTCCCAAGGATGCGTAAGTTGGTGATTGATTTAAATATCCCGGAATCGACATGCCCGCTTGTAATTTAAGTATAGTTTGCCCCTGCCACACACCAGGTGATAGAAAGCCACGATTAACTGACTTCGAACAGGACGTATTTGCAGATTGAATTAAAACTGATTGTCCCTCATCAGTTTGAGGTATCGCCGGATATAGAAACAATGTGTTAGTCATGTCGTACTGCAAATCAGATACGAGCATGTCGATGCCCAAAATCTGATCAAAATACTGACCACTTCCAGTCACACCCGGAGAAAGCGAATTGTAAGTGTTCGCATAACTGGAATAGACATTCCCGTTGTTTCCGTTGATCGTATTGAATTGACCAGCAGTAACAGGTTCAACAATCATCCCAATAACATTCTTGAAGGGAAGAATAAAATAACTTCCCGCCAGTCCGGTATTGCGTCCCATCACTAGGCCCATTAATCCCGCCGCAAAATAGTTGTTGTTTAATGCGGTTCCACCCTGCGTAGTGATATACGTCCCAATGTAGCGATTCAACGTTGCTCGTTTCAGAATTGAGAAAGGATCGTTAATGCCCGTTAAGCAATCGGGAGAACTGGTTTGCCAGAAATATTGCGCCACAGGAGATGCAGTCTGAACCCATTGTGACACCGCAACTATATCATCATCAATTGCACCTTGAATCGTGAACAGATACCAGTCCGGAGATGCAACACGGCAAGCCTGTGCCGCTTGTAATGGTGTTTCCGTTGGTCCCTGCACTCCAATCCACAGATAGAACGGAGTGGGTATCTGTGAGAAATATGCTTGCGCAGCAAGATATTCAGCAGACGTAGAAGAAAAACCGTCCGTAAGCATTTGTTGCAAAGCCACAAGCCCACCCGAATACAAGCGAACTCGTGAATTCGGACCACTAAGAGGAAGGACAGTACTTTTTCCGATAATCAATGCCTGATTGAACTGTGGAGGTTGTACAGCTTGCGGTGAAACCTGAACAGTTACATCTACGATAAAATCTAATGGCAGAGTCATGTTTCACCACCTATAAGATTTCTGGCTGTATATCGAATATCTCGCCCGTATCTTTAAATCCAACTATCTCAACTGAAGTAACAGGCTCGTAAATATAGCTCTCAAAAATTTCTTCGAAGAAATCACAACTGACATCAACCTGCTCCCACCACTGCCCTTCGAACAATTCCGGCGCTCTTACTGGCGTTCCCATGTCCCCGGTCAAATACAATCGCGAACTGGCTAATTGATCATGCGTCCAATCTTCCAGCAGCATTGATTTAATCAAGCGAATCGTGTCACACGAATTCGGACCTCTTGCGCGAAGGAATACATTCCAGTTGCGGGTGTAAGCTCTTACTCGCGATGCCGAATCCATACCTTCGTTTGCCCATTGCGTTTCATCACGCAAATCGCTGTAATTGGTCATGACTTCTACACATCGAATGAACACCACATCGTCATCAATCGTGTAGGCAGGTTGGCCCTGTGTCTGCCATGACAACCGCACTGTTGTGTTTGCCAACGAATCATAAAAGCTGATTGTCTCCTTACCATCCGCACTCACCGGATTTGAAAGAGTGATAATTAAATCTGTTCCCTCTCCAGCCATGTTCTGAATGAACGTACCAAGTGGAATACCAATTCCAAAAGCAAAAAATCCCGGCTCAATGTTCACTGGGATTAGCGGCGTAACCACATCGTTCGAACCATAAGTGACATGACATTCCAATTCGAGATTAGCGGCGATTCCAAGTATTTGCGTTACGAGCAACTGAAACAGTACATCCATATCATTCGGCGTTAGCGCCGTACTCGTATATACCGATCCATCCGCAAGTACTGTCTGTGTCATTGTCCACTCATGCGAACCGCATACGCTTTGCGATATCCATAATCCTGCCACGGACCAACTTTCACAACTCTGTAGTTCTCACCTTGCCATGTAACGATATCGCTTATCCTGCTTCCCGTGTTGCCTGATGTACCACTAGTTTCATAAATGAGTTGACTTGTCCAAATCGCAATCACTCCCGTAACCCGATCAGCTTCCGGAACCTGTTCCAATTCTTCCGGACTAGGAGGTTGAATCGCTCCCCAAGCTTGGATAAGAACTGTTTTATTGTTCCATCTGCCCATGACATACTGACCACCACTACTGCGGGTAATAGTGAAAGATTGAGCAAAATCCGGATCATTAACGATTTCTGCAATAGAAAAAGGCATATCACAAATTCTCTACGTGCGTGATCGATCTGCGCAATTCACCTGTATCGATCAACGGAGTATTGGCAGCATCCAATGCTACCCAAGTTCCATACCGAGGCATCAGCTTTTCGCCCTTTGCTTCCTGTTGTGCCTTTATGTAAAGAACCATGTTCATAATCTGCCGCCGCTTTTTCTTGCTTCTCAATTTAGAAATCTTTCGCTCAATCGTTCGCGGCTGATTTTGTGGCCAACCATTGCGTGGATCAGTGAACCAATCTTTAGCTCCGTTCGCTGCAAAAGTACCAACCGCTTTTAATTGTTTCTTCGCTTCCTGTTTCTTGCCGTCCAGCGTAAGACTCGCAACTTGATTTAATCCTTCTTCAATCTTTTCGTGATTCGCTTCTATCGAAGGTTCAATCACCGGACGCGGCGGAATATTGTGCTTCTGGCTTCCATTGGTGTGAATGTAAAGCAAACCAGCATTGGTAACAGCAGTTCTTTCCATTGACCCGATAAATTGCTGTTTTCGCCTAGTGTCTTCTTCCGGCACACCAATGTATGTCTTTGCCTCTTCCAGTTCGCCAATCGCCGCACGAATGAAGGACAAATCACCGTTTTCCGAAACTGTAAGTGTCGGACCCATGATTCACCAGAGCAACATGTTTCCCGAACCAAGCGCCATTGCGAACATTGCCAGTTGTTGGCCGTAAGACGTTAGCGCATACGTTCCCCAATCATCGAACTTACTGATAGGTGACATGCCTACAGAAACATCTCCCACCGCTTTTGAAGTTCTGATTCCCATCGCTAGTCCGGCAGACGCAACCTGTGCAGGAGTCGATCCCGGCCCAGCAGCTTGACCCTGCAACCACATGGTCACGTAATGCGCAATGTAGAGAGCCATGCAAAACGGCCACATCTCCTGATAGCGAACCTGCATGATCGAATTGGTTGCCAACCAGATGTATGCGTTCAGAACTGGCAGTGGCACCGCCGGATTGATGTAAATAGTTAATTGAATATTGGTTCCGGCAAGAGTGGTGTTCTGGGATAACGTAAGCGTTTTGGCGTTCTCATCGTTAGCGACAATCACAGAACCGCTTGCAATGCCAGTTCCCGCGATTAATTGCCCCGCTGCCAGCCCCGTAAGGTCTGAAACGTCAGAAACTACCTCTGAGATTCCATCAATCGTTCCTAGAGGATTTGCGGGTGTTCCGCCGAAGGCCGGAAACCATGCGAAGAAATCCGCCGCTGAATAAGGCGGATTTGTACCAATCAGGATGTTGGAAGCAAGTGTCAGTGACGATAACAGTCCCGGCCCCTCATTGCCCCAACCCCAAAATTCCATGAGAGTCTGATTGTAGTCCGGGAATGCCATGTTTTATTTCTTCCACTGACTCTGCAATCCTGCGGGTTTTTTTTCCAGATTTGCTTTCTCTTCCTGCTCTTTCTGCTTCGCTATTGCAGCGAGTGCAGATTTCTCACTGACTTCAACCAAACTTCCATCTTCAATACTGGCTTTAAATAAATCATCTTTCTCGCACCAGTCCGGAATTTCCTGCGGAGTATTGTTCTGATTCGGATACACAGTAAAAGATTGTTTATTTATTTGCAGTCTTTCATGTGTAACCGGATTTTCTTCAATTTTTCCATCGAAGAATTGCATTGCTTTTTTGGTAATAACCCATGCCATTTTAATCTCCTACATTTTGAGGGTCCAATTACGGACCCTCAAAGTTGAACAAAGCACAGTATGGGGAAGAGCTTCGAATTAACCTATGCCATCCAGATAATAGAACGATTGATTGCGCTTGAACTGCACCTGTCCAATACAACCATTGAAAATTGTCTCGTATGCTCCGCCATCTTTCACGCTTGGAACTGTAAATACCTTTGTAGGAGGTTGTGGAGCATGAAGCAAAACATTGTTCTCATCATTGCGATAAAACGCCGCACGTGATGTACTGCCCGAACCTTGCGTATTGATCCATGGATTCGCAACAGGCTTGAACTTGAAATCAACACCATTCGCTTTGGCGATATTATTTGCTTCGATGTATTCCCCAACCGAAGCGAAACCGCCAGTACCACCAAGCACCATCGGTTGAAACAGATTATTGAACACGTTGTAATCAATTAAGCATGTATTGGGAAGTGCATCAGCGGCATATACAGCCTGTCCAACTACCTGTGCCAATGCGAAATTTACATCTGATTGAATCTGTGCAGGAGTCTTGGCAGACCACAAACGAGAACTGCCAGTACCCGTTGCTGGCGCAAGAGATGAAACCACCAATGGATTATTGATCAACCCCGGCTGTTGCATCCAGCCGTTATAGGTTACACACTCCATTGCTTTGTTCCATGTCAGTGTTACGCCATCCTCAAGCATGGATTGCAAACTGAATGGTGCAGGTTGACCACTACGATTTGCAGTTTCGAGTTTCTTCAAATCAATTACAGTGATCAGAAAACCAACCTGCCAAACCCAAGTCACCCACAAACCTTTATAGATGTTTGCTTGGATCATGGGAATATCAGTGTTATTTGTTCCCTGCAAACCATACTGATTGGTTCCGGTAGTGCCATAATCAGACGCATAGGCAGTCAGATAATCCGGCATCCCGCCGCCAAACTTAATTGTGATATCGCGGGGATGCGTCATCGATGACAGCGGCTTAACCAGAACTGGACTGGCTAACTCCAGTTGCGAATTCAGAAACGCAAGCGAAGAGGATACGGCAGCATCCAGAGCGTAGCTACCACCATTTTTCTTAAACATGTAAATTAAACCTGCCTTTCGCTGTAATTTACGCTCTCGCCAATCTAATTAAGCTGCAACTCTCGACAGCAACGTAATCTCTGCAATACCGTTCGCGTCCAAAACACCTGTGCGAAACACCACATTTGTTAACACTACAGTGTTAGTACCATCTGCAACCGCTTCAAATCCGCCAACAACACCAGCCGGAATTGCACCGTTAAAAACAGTACGAACATACACAGGATTCTGACTGACAGGAGTACCATTGTTGATCTTTATAGTGATCGAACCACGCTCAAGAACTTCAGCCATCTGTCCCTGTAAATATTGCCCGATCAGCGGCGTTTGCACTACAGACAAAGTTGTGTAGGCAAGTTGCGTTTTCACATTGCGTACCGCAACCCCCGCAAATTTTGCCGCCGTAAACGTTCCGGCACCAGCAATGAAATCTTTCACATTCTGATAAGTTCCGCCTAGTGAATCGGCAACAATAATGACTGGATCACCGAAACTAATCGGATTAGCAGTTGTGTTTAGAACCTGTCGTGCGGCAATGACACGTTCACCCAACCGGGATACATTGCCAATGAATCCAAGATTCAATTGAGTTACAGGAATAACTCCACCGAAACTGCTCATAATGTAAACCCCTTAATGTAATTTCGTTTTAACCCGATCTAGCTTCGCTTCTGATTTCCGGTAACAAAGATATCCCGGTACAACTTTTCAGCATCTTGCATAAACTTCACTTGCTTGGAAGGACCGTTATCAACTGAATCCTGCGCTTCCCTGCCACGATTGTTCGAAGCATGGGCAAATTTTCCGTAACCACCACTTGTCTTTCCAGTGGATTTTCCTTGCACACTTTTTAATGCGGTATCGAATGCAGCGATTAATTTCTTATTGCCACTCTTAGCAACAATCGGTTTCAACAACTTCAACGCATCCCGCGCACCTTGCCGCCGCGCTTTGCGTAATTCATCCGTACCGGGACCAACAGACACGGGACGATCAGAAGGCTCAATTACGAATGCATCTCCAGCCTCCTCGTCTTTTGCCTCTTTCTCTTTTTCCTCTTCATCATCAGCATCGGAATCGTCTGCTGCTTCATCTTCTGCTTCGTCTTCACCATCATCATCATCATCGGTATCGGAATCGGTAGTATGAGATGATTCCTTTTTCTCTTCGCTGCTCCACTTCTTGAACAAATTGCCAAGCTCTTCAATATCGGCATCCATTGTTTTCTCCTGCGTTTCACCATGTTCCAACAAGCGATCCACAGCATCGTGAAAACGCTTGCGATCAGACGCGGCATCTTTAGCATCATCCTTAGCGTCTTTCACATCTTTTGCAGGAGTGCTATCAGTTGCAACAGAGTGATGAGAATTTTTCTCAATCTCACCAACAATCTGATCAACAATATCGGCAACTTCCTCCGGTTTCGCATCCTTCGCCCAATTTGCAAGCTTGGATTTGCGATTGCTACTAAGAATTCTGTCTAATATAGGAATTGTCATCAAAATATCTCCTGCTGGAGTTACCGAATCTACAATTACCGCTTCTCTTCCCGCTCTAGCGTTTTCTACAATTGCAACATGATTACCAATAATATCGACTTGTTTAATTACACTTCCATCTTTCAGAACATGGTAATTGTAGCCGCAACTCAACTCCCGAAGTCCAGCCTTTATTTTGTCAATCAGGTTTTTGGATTTGACAATTAAATCGGAAAGCAGCGGTAAGTCGCCTGATTCCAAAGCTTCAGAACCAGCACGAACATTAATTAATTGTCCCTGCTCATGCCGCTTGACAGAATCAAGATCGATTAATTCTTCCGGATGTCCATCCGTAACAGACTTACCCAAGAAACTAGCAATGGTTTTATCGGAAAAGACCTCGCTTGGATCACGATAGAGGTTCACATCCTGATCATCATCGACAGTAATCCCCTGATCAGCCAACTCCTGTTTGTCCAGTTCGCGGCCTTTGTAGGTTTGAAATCCACTGCGCCCAATCACCGCATTCTTGAAGATTACGTACCCTTCCGGAGTCTCTACCCAATTCGGGGACAGGCGCACACCGTAGTACGCAATTGCCATGACTCAATCACCCTTACCGTGAATCTGGTACGGATCGTATTGGGGAAAAGAAGGACTCGGAAAAACGCTCACCTGTTCATCAACACCAGTGATGTTTCCGGCATTGCGCGAAGCATAGAACACGCTTTCACCCTTTTCCGGACCATATTCCTCTCTCATGTTCGACAGAATTTCTTGACCTTTTTGAGTAAGCGGCATATTTCCTCCTAAGCAGCTATTGGTACTCCTGCCACTGATTTAAATTCTCTTTCAGACATGCGTACAATTCGGCCACTGTGATACACCTTGCTAGGCCAACGAACATCAGACAAATGCACCAAAGGTAACGCAATACAACGACAGTTATAAATATTCCCCGCATGATAATATCCAACATTGCGCTCATGTACCAAAGCCTCTGGTGACGGCGGTTGATTCCAGTTCACCAATACCTGATTCATGTGCTTGTGCGACTCACGCACTCTTGCATCATGCGCCGTTACCCATCGATACCAATCCAGCCCAATTGATTCTGCTCTCGTTCTCGTAATCGCAGTATCGGCTTTTGCAACTTCTGTTCTAGCGATTCTTTGAATTTCGAAATTTCTTAAGCCACGCATGTAAGGCGCTAAATCGTGCATGATGCTTTCCGATCTGCGCCCCGCCATAAATTGCTTTTCTACGTGATGCACCGCCCGTTCCGCTACCTGTTGCGGCACTGTCGAAATGTACTGAGCGTTGGTTTGAATCAAGAACACCAAGCGATTCCGCATCCTTGGCTCTTGTAGCTCTCTCCGCAACAACTCGTAAATAATGCTCCCCCTGCCTCCCTGTCTCGCCGCTTCGCGCCAACTGACGGCATTCTGCGCTGCTACGTGTGTCACCATCGCAGATGCAATGCGTGTAGCGAACTCCGATAGCAATTTCGCAGAAGATGCATATTCCCTTAGCAGCAATTGAACTTCGTTCCATGTTTCAAACCTCGGTATCTTGAAAAACTTCAGCAACAAAGAATTAATTGCGCGGCCATACGCAATTTCAAAACGCAATGGACGTTCGAAGTTCACTCGTTACCACGCTTTCTTGCTTGTCCTCCTTCATCTTCTTCCGCTTCCAAATCGGTCCATTCGCCAGTATCAGGGTCACGCACCTTTCCGGAACGTGCGGCCATGGTTTCAACATCAAGAGGAATACCAATCTCATCCGTAGCGTTATCGATATCCTCAGCGGAAATGTTGGTGTAAATTTCAGTCTTATCCGAAAGTGCTTTCAGTTCCATGACAGCAGTACGCTGCGAAACTAAGCCAGCGGAGAACGGCCCAACAATCGCTTCCGTTCCTGTTTGCGCCAGTTCTGCTTTTTCCTTTTCACTAAGTACACGAATGGACGGAAATACAAAATCAAGATCGTCCGGAATCTCTCCAAACTCAGACATGCACATGATGGGATACAGCATGTCGAGTTGCGGTTTCATATCGTCATGCTGATACTGCGCGATCCGCTCTTCATAGTTGCGCTCATCAGCTTCGTTCACCGTGCCCAGTGCGGAAACATTGCGCCCAAACATTTTTGAATAAGGAATTTCAAAGGCACCGGAAACGGATACTTCAAAACGATCCAACACATCGGAGATACCGCCAAACGTGTACTGATGCGATTCCAACTTGCCATCTTTGGGAAGCACCAGCATCGATTGATTAGAAATTAATTGATTTTGCGCTTCCATGATCTGGTAGTACTTTTGCGCGGCCATTTGGCTTGCGCCTAAACCAGAGACAACCTGAGCTAGTTCCGGATTGACTTGAGTAAGAATCTGCGCACGAAACATCAGTTGCAGAATGTTCCATGATGCGTTATCGCGTTTCTTCAACTCTTCCATTGCCAATTCAAGTACACTGATGCCCCAGTAGCTTTGCGCCTGATATTCCGGGGTAGGTACTTCCGGCCCAGTAAAACGCAAAATGCGCGAAGCATGAACATCAAACATCGCCTGATAATTAGTGCCGCACACGGTGTAATATTCCGGCAATCCAAAACGAACCGGATCGTTAATATCGGTATTAATTACATTCTTGGGACTGATGCCACTCCAGCGATCAAACACAATTAAACCTTTGAATGTTCCCGGATTTACTTCATCAACTTCCAGCGGTTCATCCAATTGGTTTTCATGCCCGTCAATGACGATCAATGCACCCGCACCACCATACAGCCGCGCCCATGTAATTGCTCTCTTAACTTTCTGTTTGGTCAGAGTGCGATTCAGTGTGCGTTCGAAGCTTTGTATCTCCTGCGGAGTAAGAGAACACTTCAGACGCGGCCATGCCTTACACGCATCCGCCGCCGGAATCTCCACACCCTTTCTCGCAATCCAGTGGTTACGAAACAGCGTCACCATCAGCCAGTAGTTCAGACTCCAGCGCACCAACGTGTAATCAGCACCCTCGGCAACCGAAGGCGATTCATATCCCATTCGCGCCAGATAGTTGGTAAACGCATCTGTACCTACAGCGTCCCTGCCCTTTGCTTCATCGATAGACACAACCGGAGCCAGCGGAGTCAGCGCACGTTCCGCAAACGTTCGATACTTTGCGTGTTTAAGAGGCATATTTAATCTACGCTGCTACTGGCATCACGATCCGCCAGTTGGGAACTTTCGTGTTTACGAAATAGCGAAGCGCATCCGGCCCATGGTCATGCGCTTTCAAAGGAACATCTTCACCCTTCTTTTCTAATTTTGTATCCCACGCATAAGTTTGCAGTTCCAATCTAAGCATCTTGCAACGCTTGTGAATTCGAATCTTGCGTTGCGCCAGCAACGAGGATACTTTTCTGATTCCGTTTTCAACATCGTTATCGGCATCGGTATGCCAGATGCCGCGCAATGTCATCTCTGCTTTAAAACTTGCCGCTGACGGATCAACAATAACCTGCGCACCCTGCCAAGCATGTTTATCGCGGAACTCTATCAAGTCCGTTGCGTATTGTCCATCCGTTTTCTGCTCAACTTCAACTTTTGAATCCCAGTAATATTCCGCTTCAACCCAGTAAGTATCTCCATCATCAATAATGAACAGAAACACCATAGGATTGGTTGTCCCGTAGTCAATCGGGATACACATTTCGTGAAATCCACCAGAATTAAATAGCGAAATTGGCCGTGTCGAATCATCGTAATCATTTAATTCCGGATCATAGCAATCGCGATATATTGCACCTTCCGCAACCACCCACTTACCAAGAATCATTCTGTCGTGAAACACGCCTTTATACATTGTGTAATACCGTTGGCGTGTTTCTTCACTGAGTGATGTATTGTCATCCAGCGTAAATTTAATTGTCTTAATCAATCCTCTTTCAAGCTTGTCCGCATCAGTCATGTAATTGATATATAACCAGTGAAACGGAGAATCCGGATTTGTCGTTCCGTACATCCGCGCACCTTCAGGAGACATGCGGCCCAGCATCATCTCAAAAAACGATTGCGGAGTAAGCACAAGTTCATCGCCGTAAGCAAGACCGACAGTAGCACCACGAATGTATTTTTCACTGCCTTCATCCTTTGCGCCGATTACACGCCAGCGTGTACCGTTTAAGAACATCACTCCGGTTTGGCGATTGTAGTTGTAGCATTTAGGACCAACAAAATCGAAAAGATCATTCAATACATTATTGAAAATTGTTTCCTTTGTAACTCCGAATATGATTCGTTCGCCATTAACCCGATACTTATTTAATTTGAACAGTATCTTTGGTATCATCGTCCAAGTTTTCGCACTACGAATCGGACCCTCTAAAATCGTCAGAAACGTGTCATCACGAGGATCAGAATTAATAAAATCAACCGATCTTTTCGAATAATCTGTAACCTTCATTCTCTAGGTCTTATCGCATTTACTAACTGCGTCATTTTATCTATCGCCGCACTTTGAGTGTTTTCATCCTTGTTACTCCTGCCCCCGGCAAGTCCAATACCTTCGAAGTACAAACGCATTGCCGCAATTCTGTCTTTGTCTTCCTTATGTGGATCAACAATAAAATCCCATGCCATCGCAAGACATTCTTCTTTTGTTTTCGGACTGTGATCAAGGCGATCAATTTCAGCAATTACATCAGGATCAAATAACCACTGATCCGCCATTTCAAGCACCCATGATGTATATTTCGCCGCTTCGTCTTTTCCTACAACCTGCTTGACAATTTGGGCGGAATACTGGGGACGTTTGTCCTTTGGAACACGTTGCAACAAAACTGCATACTGCATTTTGTATGCATATAGTTGATCCGCCGCCATGCCGATACAATACACTGGTTTTGAAAATCAACTAAAACAAAAACCCTCTGACCGGAGCCAGAGGGTTTGTTAACAAGTGAATTGAGTTTAAGTTAGATCGAACGGAAAATTCTTGCCCCAGTCTGCTTCTCTTCAAATCCGTTCGCGTACTTGTCACCCTCTGTCACTCTGCGAACTTCAAACTTCTTGTCAAACGACAAGACATTTTTCTTCTTTCCGGTTTTCGTTTGCTTGGTTTCACCTGTAGGTTTGGAGTAACGCTTGTTCGCGGCATTCACCGCACTGCGCAGAGTCTTCCACGGTTCCGGATACTTCTCTGTTGCCGCTACCAGAAAACTGTCGCCAACATTTTCCAGTTGCGAGAAAGGATAGTACTCCGGTTTCCGTATGGTTTTTTCCTGCACCGGAAAGAACTGGGGAAGATTCAATCCAATCCCATCACGCACAAACGGCAATCCACCGGATTTCGCTTCGGGTTGTGCTGTGTTCACAAATGTATCTGTAGTTGTATTCACGGATTCTGCTCCATTCGGTTTTACTTTTCTCGGTCTAGCTGCAATCTTGGTACCTTCACGCATCTCGTAATTCAATTCAATCGGACCCTTACCCTTCATTTCCAGCGCCAGAAGATCAGCCGATTCTGACACCATGTAATGACCTGTTTTACTGGAACCATCTTCAATTTCCGCCAGTAATCCTCGCTGTTTGTCTGTGAATTCTTTCTGCTTTTTAACCGCCATTGACACATCCCTTTCTGGAACTTCCATCAATAATGATAAAAGTTCCTACAAATAATGTCAATGTGTTTGCAATCTTGATTGAATCTCCATTGCGACAAGTTTCCGTATCTTTTCGATACGATTAGCGCAACTTGAACAATTCTCTGGACAGGAATAAATAGGTTTGATAGAGCGAATGACACTGTTCCTTCGGGTTAGATGAACTTCTATCGTGTTTCCACAATCAGTCTTAAACTTACGAACCACAATAGTTCCAATTGTATTTTCAATTGAAGACTGATGCCGCGAACAGACAACCGCCGTAATCGGACCTTTCAAGCCAAGCGGAAATACGTCATGTTCTATGATAAAGTTTTGTTTTATCATCAGATTCACCATCTAAGTATTTGACAATGTATTCGCTTGCAATCTCCCATCCATAGCACACCACAACTGCATATCCAAATGTATTTAATGCACCAATCCAGTTTTCTTGATGTTTTGTTAATTGATTATTTTCAACCTTCATTTCGATCCACAATCCGGATCGTCCCCAGCGGGGAACTGGAAGAAACACATCCGGAACACCGGAACGAACACCCATAGCTTTCAGATGTCCTGCTTCAATCTTGTTTCGAGTGCCGCCATTGGGAACATGGAACAGATACTCCAGTTCCGGCCATTTGTGCGTGTGCAGTGCTGCCCACGCGAACAAAGCTGTCTGGTGTGCTTGCTCCGTTCCCGGCGCGGCTAATTGTTGAGGTGTGGGGCCATTCGACATGGCAGAAAATCGAATCTCCCAAGCACCTTAACACATATCGCACTCGGGAGATTCTAACCAAGACAACTAATTTTGATTTTCCTTGTTCCAAGCGTCATCTAGTTTCGTAAGTTCCTTGTATTCCATTTCTTCATTCCGGTTGTGAGTTTCAACAATGGTTGCGGCAACCAGTCTGCTTCTAGTTGTCGCAATCCATATTCCGTAATCATCCTCAATGGCAACACAAGAATTTTTGGGAATGACGTTCCAACTCATAACTCTGTACTCCTTTGTGGTTGAAATGCTCATTCCTAATTTATTTTTAATTTGCGTCAATTCCTCAATTGTTTCTTCTTTGGCACTGTTCCATTTTCAATCAATTTGTCAATTGTCTTCTTACTAATTCTTACAATACGATTCCCCAATCGAACACTTTCGATTTCTCGCGACTGAATCATGTATCGGATTTTTCGTTCGCTCACCCCAAGTACAGCAGCAGTTTGTGCCATGCTGTACAACTGTTGTTCCGGATTTGGTTGCGACATATTCGCCTTTCGACTTCTGTTCATTTTTTATATGCCGTCCAAGGAATTTTCCTAGTTATCGGGAGATTACTGCCAATTGAATAAAAGGGCAATAAAACTGGTAAAACTGGCAGGGGCAAGCAAACAGCGGCAAACAGACAGCGACAAGCAAACAGCGGCATAAAATTGGTAGGGATTCTGGTAGTACTCCCAATGCCGTTTGTTGCCTTTCCCCGCCGCGCATTACTGCCAGATGCCAGCCTGTAACTAATTGCAAATAACGGAATTAAGAGGCAAATTGCGGCAAGAACCGGAACCAAGGTAACAACGCCAAGTTGTGCTGCGCAAGCAGTCCTTTGGGCAGGTGATAATTGTACTCGTAAACCTTTCTACCTGAATCATTTACATAAAATTTAAACTTCACAAAATTGGCCCGAAAATCGAAATTGGTAGGGATTCTGGTAGTACTCCCAATGCCTACACATGCATTCTGGTGCCGATTGGTAGTACCCACAAAACAGAACAGGCACCCCGAAGGATGCCTGTCCGATTCACTCTCTTCCGCTCGTACAATGGCCCATTATCGCATTTAATCGCCCTGAGAGGCTTTTTGGAATGGTAGGGGAGGTAGCGGCAAGCCTGCTTTCTTGGCAATGTTCCTAGCGGCATATATCTTCTGTTTCTCCGCTTTGTAATGAGGCTTCTTGCTAGGTTTCGTTCCCTTCCATTTGGCCTTGGCATCCGGTTTCCACTTTCTCTGCCGCCGCTTGAACTCAGCCACTCGCTCTGCTGGTGTTTTGTTTGCCCAATACTGTTGCTGAGGTGTTAAGGTTTTGCCCGTTGCATCTTGGCGGGAACTTCCGACAACTGGAGATGATGTTTCGCTGCTATGTGCATTGACAGCCAGCGCCAACGGTTCCACTGCTCTACTGTCTCTGGCGGTTTCAATCCGCATGACGGACATGTGATGGAGAACCCTCTCCCTCTCCGGTAATAGTAGTGTTGCCAGCCTCTCGGCAACCCAGTTGGCACTAATGCCAGTCTCGGCGCTGAAGAGGATGATTCGTTCTTTGACTCCTCCGTAGAACTCCGCGAATGCATGTTCAACATCTGTGCTGATCCCATGTTTTATTCCTTTCGGCAAAGTTTGTTCCTCTTCTTTCTTGTTATTACAGCTTGGGTGATTCCTATACTTTATTTTCCTTTAACAAAACAAATTGTCAAGCTTTTTAGTTCTCCACTAGTGGTAGCTAGTGAATTCTTTGTAACATTTCTGACAACATTGCTCGGTAAGCAAATCTTTCTCTTCTTTGGTTAATTTCGGGAATGCTTTGTCAATATCTACTCCAGCAATCCATTCCTTAAATTCATTTGTTTTCAATTCAAGATTAGTCGATTCCTTGCAAAGATCACACATCGCGACAATAGAGATTTTCTGATTGTCCATATGATTGATCACAAGCATAGAATTTCCTCCAAGTAAAAAAGGGAAACATAATTGCTCCCCTTTTTTGCAGTTAAATCTTTTTTATTAAATCTTACTTTGCGATCATCACTTCGCCTTTATCTCTGCCAGTTCCTGTTTCAGTTGCTCGATTAGCTGATTCGCAACGGTGAGTTGATTGACAGCCCATGCAGCCGCGCTGATGTCTTTATCAGTGTCTTGTTTAAGAAGTGCAGTGGCATCGTTAGCGATTACCTGTAGCAGTTTGACGTACTCAATTAGATCGTCTGCGGCATCACGGTCACTGATCCTACCGATATATCTACCAGTAAACTTCAGGAACTCTTCGCCACTGGGCTGGCGTTCGATCTCCAGTTTGTTGATTTTGATCATCCTCTCCTCTCATCTAGCCACTCAAAGAAATTCTCACCAACTATAAGTGATGCAATAGCCCAAAAAGCTAAACTTAAAGGCAGAGTCAGCACTAAAACGATACGACCATGTGGCGTGTTGAATAACCATTCAATTATCTTGCTCATTCTTTCCTCAATTCCTGCGCCTGTGCGATGGCTGCGTGAAGTATCTTGTGGGTTGCACATAGGTCACAATTACAACCTCCGCGTGGCTGCTTTCCGAATCGACAGGCACATAGCGTAGAATCAGAGTCCTTTAGTGCCTCCAGCAGCCGCAGCCGCGAGACTTCTGCGGCATGGTTGGCGCTGGCTTTCTTGTACAAGTGGCAAATCTTGTTGAAAGCATTCTGCGCCAACTGTTCAGGATCGATGCCGAAGCTGATCAACTCTGCATCCAACTCTGCGTCCGTCATGTCCTGTTCTCTCTTGATCTCAGCCATTCTGCTCCTTTCTCTCTGTCAAGGCGCTCTCCGCTTTCGCAACGCATCCGAATTCCTTCAATCTCTCCACTGTCGATTTTGCATCCTCCAAGGAATACTGCTTGGCTTTTGCTCTATCTGTCGTGTGTTCAAGAAAAGTACTCGATCCTCTTTCAGAAAGTTCTTTCAGGTAAAAACGATAATCCCCTTCAACGGTTCTCAGCTTAATAACGTATTCACTGATGTTCATTCTCCAACTCCCCTTCAAGTTCCAACAGGCTGGCAATCAGAACATTGCCTACAACAATATCCAATATTGGGCGAACATAGTTTTTGTTAAAGAGAACAGTTGCGACAGAATTGACCGGAAGTTCCAAACGTTTTCCATCTTCATTGCAGACAAAGAAATACCCATCGCGCAAGCGATAAGTTTCCATGTATCCGCCGATCAAATCCCGAACCTCGTCCAACGAAAAATTCTTGCCGTTTATCGGTCCAATGGTTTGGGTTGTTCCATCAGTTTTGATTAATAACGCCATCGCTTCTCACCATCCTTGGTTTTTTCTTGTTTGAATCCAGCGTGATCTTACCAATTGGCTTGTGAGATACCACCCAGCTTCCACCATTGGTGTTAAGAATCGCGCAAAGAGATTCGGGAGTGATTTTTACGACCTCGCACAACTCAATCTCAGCCGTCAGAACTTCATGCTTCATCCTGAAACGGTCACCAAATAAGAGGTGTCTTGATTTAATTCCTTCCATTTCTTCTTCTAATATTTTTATCAATTCGCTTTTAGCTTGGGCGAGTGTCGGATAAACAGCACTGGACAGTTCAAAACTAAAATGTACCTGATATATTTTCACTTGATGCAATCCTTTTCCCTCTCCATGTTTTGAATTCGTTTATTCAAATTGCGTACAGTCAGAATCAACAACCAAAGTGCGATCAGTATTCCTACAACGATCAATCTGATCATATTGTTCGTCCCGATTCCTTTCTTAGAATTTCCTGATGCCCTGCTTGTGCTTCTTTAAGAGTTGCATACTTTTTACTCCAGCCGTTATGCGGTCCACCGAATACCATGGTTTCAAATAAAAGCGGGGTTTTGTGGTCGTAATCGACTCCCATGAAAATTGTGGAAATGGCAATACGATTGGGCAATCTGCCCAGTGCTACAACACATTTCTCCAGATTGTTCTCAAACCACGTTTCCCATTTAAGCGAATCAGGTTCCTTGATTGGATTTCCCTCATCGTCCAGAATGTAGCGGTAGCAGTCACTCAAAGAAAACATTCAATGTCTCCATTTCCAATTCAAAGCGGGAAGGCACCCTGATGCTTGGCAGTCACCGTGTGCCCCCCCGCCCTTTCCCCGGCCCGATCCTCTCCGGGAAACCGTTACTGAATGATTGCCGCCGTTTCCGGAAGGTGGAGCATCTGTTCCACGTTCCAGTTGTCGAATGCCGCTGCAACCGCTTGTTTTTTCGCCTGTGCGCGAACGTGAGAGTAACGCTCAATCATCTTTCTCGACATCCATCCGAAGTGCGCCAGCAACACCTGATCCGAAGCTCCCGCCGCCGCCATGATCGATGCCGCCGTATGCCTCAGATCGTGCCAGCGGCATTTCACATTGGCCACTTCCAGACACCTGTACCATGCCGAATCCAGTTTCGTAATCGGGCGATCCAAGAAAGTTTTGCCCACCACCAGCACCCCGGTCCCGCGTCCGGTACCGCCCTTCAGGGTCTTCCACGTGTATTGCTGCGACGGGAACACATAATGTTCTCCCTTGGCCCCCGGAAAGATCTCCTGCCGCTGTTGAAGCAGCACCACCGCATTGCGGTTCAAATGAATCTCGCGGCCACTCCCGGCTTCTGTCTTTGACTTGCCCACGGTCAATATCGCCGCTTCAAAATCCACATGCTTCCACTGCACCCGCTTCAGTTCCGCTGAACGCATCCCGGTATAGATGGCCAGCTTCACCGCCGCATAAATCGCCTGTGAG